ATAAGCCTTCTCAACTCGTCTTCATTGAGCATTTCAATACTGATAGGATCACCTACCGCAGCTATATCGGTTTGAGACAGAGAGTTAGGGGCTTCAGCATCTAGGGTTTTGTTCTGTAATAGGGTGTAAACTCGAGGTGAAGACTTCGGAGCATTGGGTAGGGGCATCACATCAGCCCCAGAAGAAGCCAGGCGAGCGGCTCCAAGTCGAAAGGAGTCGTCGTCGGCGTCGTCGAACCGAAGCCTCCCCCGCCACCGCCGCCGCCGCCGCCGTTGGTCTGTTGGCGTTGCTCAGCCTGATATGCGACTTGCTGCTGAACATATTGAGTTTGAGCGGACGATACGCCACCGATCTGCGTCCCTATCCCTTGCCCTTGCAATATAGACTGTTGAATAGCCACCGTGATCACCTGGCGCGTGGGTCATATCCTAGACGCTTCAAGCCTCTTTGTTTGATACCCATAATGACCCCGACGTCTTTCACATCGAGAGCCTCGTTAAGATACAACTTTTCGGCCTTTTGAAGCATAGCCACAAATGCGCGTTTCTTCTGGGCTTTGCTCATCTTCGCCATTCAATCACGCCTATGCGTTAAGGAGATACTGACACTTGTAATTTAATGCAACCGGCACATTGTAAGCTGCCGAGAATTGAGGTTGATTGTCTGAGGGATCGCTTGCGGGGCAAGCGCCGACCACATTACCCAGGGCATCGACGACATAGAACCCGTTGGTTTCGATCTTCGCGCCATCGACGCTTGATCCTACCCATTTTATGATACGCTGTCCCTGGAGTGTGTCTCCTATGCTGTTTGAAGTTTGCAGATCGGTTAATTCAACGGTGGCGGCTCCGGTAGCAGTAGCGGTAAAAATCCTCGATATTCCTGAATTAGTATAGCAGGCAACCGCTGCTCCTCTGTCCGCCGCTGTCTGGTTCATCACCCTGACCTTATCTCCTGCCTTTAGTTGGTATGGCTTGCAGAGTGCAGGCACATCTTGCACCGTTCCCTTGACGCCCCAGGGGATCAAACAGGCCACCAGTCCCTGTGAGAGAATGTAGGCATACTGGCCCCCATTGTCGAAAGTTACTGAGCCTGCCGTGATCACTCCGCCAGGCTTGTAATCGCCGACATTTTGCGCTGAAACGGTGTATACCGTATCTGTGGTCAGATCGGTTTCTGTGCCCTCGGCGATTTCTGCCTTGAGAGGTATGGTCGTTCCGTCAGAGCAAGTCAGCGAACCGACGACTGTATTTGTGGCCATTCATTACACCTCCTAAAGCTGGACACCCAGTCCAAGAGGGCGAATTACTTTGTTTGCTTCTCTGAATGGTTTCGCCATGACTTTTCTGAAAATCTTCGCGCCAGCATTGAAGGTTATTGCCTGGATCATCATCGAGGCCGCCGACGCCGATATGTTGGCGTTCATTGAGGTGAAGGCCTGGCTCGGGTTCTGCAGTATGTCGCCCAGGCTCACGGCCTCTGATCCCGTAGTCATAGCCCCCGAACTATCGTAAGTGTCCGCACCTGAAACAACCGCACCGTAAGGGCTTGAGCCTAGTATGCCGTAACTGAGGATCGACAAGTTCCCGTATGCGACGGCCATCGTGTAAAGCGATTTATAGCGAGGGGATCGACGGCGGGAGGTCTTCTTTCGGCGGGGCATACCTGAAAGTGAAAGTGAAGCCGGTAATAATGGTTGTTATTTTCTTTCACAATTTATTTTCAACAGTCACAAACTGCCCAGCTTCATCCCTGGGGGCCAGATCCGCCATTTTCTGCTGCATCACCGAAGCAATCAGGGCCTGGATCGGGTTCGGGGGTTCGATGTCGATTGATCCTTCATTGATCAGCTTCGTTATGGCCTCTGCAATCTTGCCGTCAAGCTGTTGAAACAATTCAAGCAGTAAACCTGTGCCGCGAGACGCCAGGAATAGAAGCAAAATAATGGTGAATCCCTGCAAAACAGCCATGATCAAGAAAGCAGTTTGAACCTCCATACCCGACACCTTCGCGACGCCTCCCCCATCGAACCCTAACACTTGAATATTTGCAGTAAAACCGCGTTATCTTCTTAATCCGGTGGCGATTACGCTGGTTATCGCCGACATACCAGGCACCCTACCCCCCCCAGGAGGATCATTGAATGAAGCGTCACACCGTGTATCGGCCGGTGGGTAATATTTTACGCAGTAGCCATATTACAGAAATAATAACGTTGATAAGGATCACCAGGTATGAAGCACCATGAAGACCTACCGCGCTACCTGCCCAGCCTGTGAAATGATGTTTGAAAGCGAAGCCAGAGGATCGATTATGATGGCCGTATTGCTCCACGTTAGCAACGGCCTTCGCAAGTGCCAGGTGAACCACCCTGCCGAGATCGATGCGATGATAACCGTCCGCCCTGGGGGTGCAAGTCTTGACTGATTTCATCAGAGTTCAAGGGAGTCTTGATCTTGATACGCACAAGACTAATTATTTTCGACGGGCTATGAATGACCTTCATCAGCGCTTATTTACTGAGGATTGCGAGTTCGGTATGCCCCAGTTCAAAATTGCCGACCCATACGCAAGAAATTGTTCAATAGCTGGTGAATACACAAACGACATAGACCCAGGCACCACAGCGACGTTTCACCTTGACGCCCTTGACTTTCTCTGCAGTCTTGACTCTGGGGCTTTTGACGCCGTGATCTTTGACCCTCCCTTTTCAGAATATCAAGCGCAGAGATACGAACACGGAACAGCGGACATTTACACCACGCCAGGAGCCGTCAGAGATCAAATGTCCGAGATCGAAAGAGTGCTGAAGCCTGGGGGTTATCTTCTCAAGTTCGGGTATAACACAAGTCGCAATAAGGGTCATTTCGACTTAATCAGCGTCATGGTAGTCAATCATGGAGCCAATCATAACGACACCTTAGTTTCACTTTGGCGAAAAGGCAATTACAACCTGGAGGCGTGGTCTTGAAGTTTCAATGTCGATATTGTAAGATCATCTTTGAGTGCGTCGACTGGGCTGAATGTCGAGCCGTTCAGGATGAACAATGCTTCGTCACTCTGCAAGGCGTCACCCATTCTTTGAGGGGGTTGGTAAATTGAGTCGGCGTATTGACGGCGTCATCGAGCGCCGACCAACTGGGGCAACTCACTCGTTCCGCCTCACGCCTGGGGCTTATTCTATCATCGAAGGAGTCCCTAAGAAGTCGTCCGTTCATCGGGGTCGATCTGCCTGGGTTTCAGAGGCGATCCTTTACTACGGCACTTCAACAACCGTCAAAGTTTCCTCACAAATGGGTAATTTGATCTTTCCTAATATGGCCGTCGCCAGTCCTGAGGAGTTGCATAAAGAGCTGGTGATCATTCAAGCGAGGCTTGAATGGTGGGTAGCCAGGTCGAATGATTTTCAAGAGGAGGTTGAACAATTGAAGAACAAAAGGCCGTTTCAATGGATAACCGGCATTCTAAGGCGCAAGAAAACCCCAAAGTGACCGTTTTACCCCACACTTGCGACGACGGTTTTATGAGTTTTCATAGCCTTCTTGCCAGCGCGCAATATCGGCCCCCGAGATCGAAGAAATGATGTTGTCCCAGAGGTTATGCAGACCGCCGAAAGGCGTATGCGCTCGTTCATGGTATTCTTCTTGATACTCGGGCGAACTTCGGTATGCGTTCCAACCGTCGATCATCCACCCGTATGCGGTGCCTGCCGTGTCGCCTACCGCATCGAGTATTCCCGTTGATTTGCCGGTGATATACTCATAGAGAATTATGGTCACGATCACGCTCGACATATCCGAAGTGAGGTTGAACCAGGCCCTAGACGCATTACGAGCCGTGTAAGAGAATAGCGCCGGTTCAAGCAAGTCTCTTTCGGCCCGTCCGAAAACGATTTCATGACGGATCACCTGGGTAGGTTTTGGCTTCGGGATTATATCACGCCCAATTTAGACCACAGAGTAATTTCTTGTTCACGCCAGTATCATATCCTGAGGTGGACATAGTCGCGGGTAAATCGTTAGAGCCGCCAGCGGTATCGATGAGGGAACCTTTCGGACTTTGATCAATTGACGAATTCCATCCAATATGAGAGCCTGAGTTAATCCACATCGTCGGACTCGCGGCTCCATAATTAGACGTCCAACAGTAGCATAACCAATATGTCGTTCCCTGGGTTAATGTGATCGTCGAGGCGGGAGAAGAAGTCTTGATCCCTGTGCTGCTGCAATCAAAGTCAGTATCGCCGCCGATCTGGGTTGTGGGGTAATTGGTCGCGTGGTTGTTGTAAATCCCGACTCTGAGAGTGTTAGAAGCTGACGCATTAACGCGAACCTCCATATCTTGCAGGTCGCCGGACTTCGGGCATACAAACGGATAACACATGACGTAATTCGTCCCTAACGTGCTTGCCGTGATCGTCGAACCCCCCCAGGTCGGACAAGCATCAGCATTGAACGTATCATCCCCCGCCTGCATTATGTCCCCGATATATGCCGCGCTACCGCCACCCCCCGCAGTCAGCAGTCCGTCCCATTCGCCCTTAACTGATAGTCGGGCAAGATTGACGAGGACTAGACGACGAAGCTCGTCCTCTGAGAGTTCTTCGATTGCTATTGGCTGCCCTGTCGACTGGATCGTCGCAAAGGCCAAGTTTTCAAGATCGGTATT